TCTATATTCTGTATCATCGCAAGGGATTCCTTGAAATTGTCCGTTTCCTTTACCATCACCGAAGCTTGTTTGACTAAAACCTAACTGGAAGTTCAGACAAAGTGAAATTACTAGCGTTGTAATTGTAATACCAAATCTCATTGTTCCTTCTCCTATGAAATAAATCTGTTCCATCAAATTGCCATTCATTATCTTCATCAGGTATTCCCAAATCCAAAGTAACGATGACTCCTCTTGTACGACCTAAAACAGAAAGTGGGTTAATAGGCCAACTCTCTACTCCTGTTTCTACTAATTGCTCTTCAGCATATAATTCTAATTCTTCCCATATCTGAGAAGTAAATTCCTTTTCAGCTTCTAATTCTTTCAATTCAATTATTCTTTGGTATTTCGGTACTGCTACCGCACTCATAATGCCGATTATAAGAATAACTACCACCATTTCAATCAGCGTATACCCTCTGTTCATTAAATTCCTCCGATTACATATTCCTCATACGATGGGCTATCTGTATTCATATCTTTTATTATTATTTGAAGTGATATAAATCCAGTAGAACTTGTATCGTTCTCTTGGTAATAAGTATATGGATTCCCATTACTGTTATAAGGTAAACCAACTTTACCATCAAAAAAATCATCAGGTGTCCTGCCATCAGGCAAAACTAAATCTTTGTATTCCGAATCAAGCAGTTCGTTTTCTGGTACGGGCGGGAAATTCATTTGAGCTGTGTAGTAATACCTCACAAACGCATTCTTTATAAGTTCCATATTAGATAGGTTTGTTTGGAGTTGAGCCTTTACCATCACATTGTTAAAAGTGGGGATAGCTGATGCGGCAAGTATCCCCACTAATACGACAGTTACGACTAATTCCGCTAAAGTAAATCCAGCAGAGTTATTCATAATAATATTTTCCTATAAACTGGCTCTTACACCAAGAGTACCCACATCAGCAGTATCTCCTGTTTGTGTACCTTTTGCATAAGGCCAACCAACACGTGAATTATCATTACGTTGATGTGTAATCTGTAATGAAGTGGTATTGAATGTCCACTCACCATCAACATCAGCATCCGTAATATCTGTAGTGTATCCACTTGGCTTTGTGTCCAAACCATCAAATGGATTATCAGGCCATGACCTACGACCATTATCCAACAGTTGTTCTGTAGCAAAGATTTCTAAACCAGCCTGTATAGAACCTATAACTGCATCTTCTGCAGCAGATTCGGCGTTGGTAACTGCTGTCATGTATCTTGGTATAGCAACGGCAGATAGAATACCTAAAATAATCGTAACCATTATTAGTTCAATAAGGGTAAATCCTTTGTTATTTCTCATTATCATTCTCCTTGTGAAAATTAAGGTGTTAATACTTTGAAAAGTTCTGAAGGATTCTCAGCATCAGCTACAATCATACATGGAGCTTGAGCATCTGAACCACTACCAGACCCTGGGATTACAAGATAGATGTAAGCACCATCCTGAAATGGACTTGAAATACCTTGATTACCAAAATTACTTTTAAAATCAACTGCACCATCTTCATCAAATCCAACATCTACTTGGTGTGTAGTTCCTACGAAACTCATCCAATCACCTGCAAGTGCATCTTCATCACCTACTGCTGTTGAAAAGACATACACATAATCAGTTAATGTAGATGCATATCCGGTTTGACCATTTAGAATAGTTTCTAAATATGTTTCCAGAGCTTCATCTGTAAGTGTGTTTGCTGGTAGATCAAATCCACCAACTTTTTCATCATACTTGATCTGTCCTGGAAATCTTCCACGACCTTCTTCAGATACTTTAGCGTTGTAGAAGTTGTTAGCCGCTGTCTTGATTTTATCAAGGTTAGCGATTGTTGCACGTGCTTTTGCACCATCACCAACAGCACCAAATTTAGGAGCGGCAGTTGTTGCCAAGGCACCCATCATAGCAGTAACAACAGCGAATTCAGCAAGTGAATTACCTTTATTACTCTTTAGTTTTTTAATTAAGTTTATGAACATTTCAGTTCTCCTTTTTTTGTTTATGACCTCACCCTTTTGATGTTGTCTACACCTATATACTACAAAAACTATACCAAAGTACCCTATTTTAGAAAAATAATTTAATTTATTTTTAAGTGTCTATATTTGTGAAGTTATAGGGACACAAAAAACTCCCATTAAAAAATGAGGTTTTTGTTTTTTTAGAAGTTTTTTAAAAGTGTAACACTATATATCACTATGGTATTACAAAATGTTACACTTGTTCCATTTTGTTACAGAAATGATCCTGTATTTGCAGTGTCCAAATAACCTAATTTATGAAATTCTGCCATAAGTCGTGTATTGTATTTCTTCATCAAATTTACAATTCTTGTAATATGTTGAGTTTTAGAACCTGTCATTTCACGAATAAAAATATACAAAGCCTTTTTGTTGAAGTTTTCTATATTTGCTCTCCGTCTAAACATTTCTAAAACAGCGTCGGCCACTAAAATATCTTTTTGTCGTCTAAAAATGTTAGTTAAATTGTTTTCCCAATACTCTAACATTTCTGTTACATATGCATTATTGAAATCCGCATACTCTTCTTCGTCTTGTTTTTTATTAATATTAGAACCATAATCAAGAACTTCCATCTTAGAATGAATCTTATAATTCTTATAATTCTTATTATTATGAAGAATCAAATAATTCTTAGCAACAATACTAAAATAGGAAAAGGCCTTTCCTTTACCCTCTTTAAACTTATGCATATTCATAACTAAAAATGAAACTACTTCGTGTTTTACTTCTATAGAAGAAACATCAAAATAATAGAACTTAAACGTATGAATTATATTTTCTGCCAACTTATCAAATGCTTTAGCAATATGTTCAGTATAAATTATATTTTTTAATCTGGCATCATCTGTTTTATTATAACGGATAATAGCCTTTTCAGTTCCTATATGAAAATAATAACTTTTAGGTTTTTTCTTTCTTTTTACTGGTGCTTTGGTCTTACTCACTTATGGACTCTCCTGTTGTTTTATCGTTTAATTCATTAATTACTTCTTTTATTGATGTAAATATAGAACCTACCTCATCATCCGATTCGAAATGTCCTGTAGAATCTATATCACTTAATTCTTGTTGAACTCTTACAATTCTATCACTAAAATTTTCTACCCAAGTTTCAAGTAATTCTGTTTTTCTTGTTAGATTCCAGATTACATATCCTTCTGCGAGAACAAGTAACCCTAATAGTATTTCTATTATCATGATTTATCTCCAAATAACTCATCAAACAAGTCCTTATGTTTAGTTTCTAAAACTTCATCCTTGTGTTCTTGTTTAGTTTCAGTTTTACTAACACTAATGTTTTTGATATTTTCTAACTTACTTTCCATCTCTTCTTTGTTATCAGCATCATCACGTTTCCACTCATCAAATTCTGCCTTTGTCGCCATGTGGTCTGCCCAATGAAGAATTAATGGTAAGTGACTTTTAAGTGAACGTTTCGCATCAAACACTTTCATATAGTATTCATTTGATTCATCATATAACCCATCAGCAAGTTTAATTGCAAGAGTTTCATTTACACTACACTTAACACCAAAATGTTGCAAGAGAAAAAGTGCTCTGTCTGGAACTCTCATATTATCTATTTCTGTATTTTGTGTATAAACCTCACCAAGTGTTTTTCTTCTCCAATCATTATCTTGGGGAATATAGTATTCATCATTCAAATCACCAACTTTACCTAAGTCATGGTGTAAGGCGGAAAAAACAAGTTCTTCATCTGTCCAATCTCTATGTCCACCTATGGATTCATAAGTATCCGATACTTGTAATGCTGTATCTACAACATGCAAAACGTGTTCTACATATCCACCTACATGACAATAATGATATTCTTCTTTTCCCGATGCTGGTGCTACTATCATTCTATCCTCAAGGTCATGGTACATTTTTAGAAGTTTTTCGCGTCGTTCGCTTCCATCTTCAAATATATCCTTTATAACCTGTATTAGTTTATCCCAATTTTCTTGTAATTGAGTTTCACTTAATTGTTTCATTTTTGTAACCTCTTTATAGTTTTTTTAATTTTTTTCTTTTCACTACCAGTTTATGTTGATATGAACCTTCGGTTTGAACCACGTGGTAATCATCATCTTCAATCTTTTCTACATGATAAGCTGGATCATTCTTACTGTCCCCACTCCTAAACCCAGGTATTAACACATGAACCCAATCACCAACTTTTATTTCAGATTTTTCTTTTGTCATATTTACTCCTAACTTTTATTTATTAATGCTAAGTTGCCTGTCCAATTCATTTTATAGATATGGACATTTTCATATTTGTATGGTTGAACATGAGTTGATTCTAATATATCTACAACATTAACCCACTTGGGATTCATCGTATCTCTAACATTATACACACCATCTTTATCCTTTGTTCCTTTGATGTATATAAAATCTCCATAATCAAATTGACCACCCCATCTCTTTAATAGATTTCGTGATAGAGCTACAAACTTATATTCACTTGCTTTACTGATACGAATCTTAGTTCCATCTGCTGTTATATCTGGTGTATTATCTGTTTGATAATGTGTTGGTTGATACATAGTTACATCAACTTCCACACCGAACTTATAAAACTCTTTAAGTTCTGAATGTAATTTTCTATTGTCCATTAATACTTTATCAACTTCAGTAGAATAAAATATACCTTGTTGCTTAAACATATTAACAGAAACAAACCCATTCATCAATGTTATAAAAACCAATCCTGAGATTGCTGTTCTTGTATTTATCATATTATTTCTCGCTTTCATACTTGATCTTACGAAATAAATTCGTAAAAGTCAAGTTGTTTTTGGCTTATAAAATATAAATATTGGTTCATATTTTAAATAAGTTCCATTTACTTTGACCGAGTTTTTGACTTTAGATTGGTCTACTCCGACCATTGATGTCATTAACATTTTGAGTTTACCTTGATATTCACCACCGAGTGATTCGATTACATCTATACTATCTTGTTCGAGTGGGTGATACTTATCCTTTCCGATTTTGATATCGGCTATGTTCCATAATAAATATCTATCTTCTCTTAAACTCTCATAAGCATTTGTTAATGTGGGGTTTAGGAAACCATCTCTCCAACTATCATACTTAGGGTATAACTTATAAGATTGTTCTTCATCTTCGCTATATTTTTCACGATCAAAGTATGGTGGGCTGCTGAAAACTAAATCCAAGTTACCCTTATACGTCTGAAAGTCTGGATTGTTCCCAATAAATTCGCTTCCATCTTGAAATAAATGATAGGTATTCTTATCTTCCTCCCAGAAAGGATTTGTTACTAATACTTCTTTGTTAAAGAAAGAAGCTACATATTCATATCTCGAAATACCCAATTCATCTATAAAATTATCCGTGTTAGGGTCTGTGCCAATATAATGAATTCGTTTGAGTGATGACATAGCTCCGAGAATACGACCACCCCAACCTGCGGATGGATCGTAAATATTTAATGAAGTGTCTTGTTTAATGTGGTCTGTATATCTTTCATATAAATATCTTGCTGTTAATGGTGGGAAGTTTACGGCTGGTTGTCCAAGTCCTAATCTGAATGCTTGAATACCCGATGGAAATAACTTTTGACCTAATTGAAAATCTCTAACTAAGAATTTATATGTATCACCGTCTAATTCTGTTGGTAGATTGGTTTTATGTTTGTGGGGGAGATTTTCCACCTCAGATTTTGATAAAGTTAAATACTCACTTTCTACTTGATTATGTTTGTGTTGAACTATAAAAAAGTTCTCTGGTATTTCTTCACCATCTAAAACACACTTAGACCAATTATACATTGAATCTCTTTTAAGAATTCTCTTTATAACCTTTTGAAATTTATCTTTATACTCATCTGTAAACCAATCGTAAATACTACCATTCTGAACACGAGTCTTTAACATAGTTGGAAAGAATTGATTAACACCACTTGCATGTTTATTATAATTCTTAATCACATTCTCGTTTCCACTATCATCACAAACCAAGAATTTATTATGAACATCATATTCTCGTAATTTCATAAAATTCTTTTTTATGTCTTTTGTGTCTTGCCCGATTGTAGGTGGAATACCTTTATCATCCCATTCTGAAATAATAAAACTTCGAAGATTCTCAATCCACTCGGAAGTTTCTTCTTCATTCATATATAGTAAATCCTCGAAATTGATATTAACATCACTTTCAAGTAAATTACTTCGTTCATAATAGTGTTTTTTCATATATTGATCTTACAACCTTTTATAACCATTTACAAGTATTTTCTTGCTAATTTTTTAGACGACAAACATATCCGGTGTCACTTGGTTAAGAGTTTCTGAAATTATCTTGCAACTCTGTGGGCGGTCATATTCCCATCTTCGATGTTTGTCGTCTATTGTGGAGCTGGAGGGATTCGAACCCTCGTGTTGTATAATTCCTTTACAAAGTCATTTACAGCTTAGTTTAGTTTCCAATCACGATAGGATACTAACAAACCATTCGGACAGTAGTGTTCTGATTGTCAACAGGTGACCCTTATACTCTGTCACGCGAGTTGTTCGTCTAACTTATTTTATGACCGAGTGTTAGACAACTCAGTAACTTAAGCCGCGTAGGCGTAAGTTGGTTGGGAATCCATTACGGGTTCAACAAAGTTGTCAAACATCCGTTCTGTATTAGCTAAATGCCAATCAATTTCCAACCCGTCAAGCGAATTATCGCCATTTAGGTTTCGTTGAATCTTATTTAAGAGTCTACTCAAACTCTGCTGCACTTTAGTATCAAATATTACCAATCGATTTCCAAGTTCAGCCCCATAAATTTTCGTTATCCACATCACCATCTTTTTCATATCCCTGTATAGGATTATCATCTTCATAAATTAATTCTTCTAACAATTCTTTTATTACATTCCAATCTTTATCATCTAATGCTTCACTTAATATTTGAATAATTTTATCCATATCCATATACATATCTCCATAATTTAAGATAAGTATTGAAAAATTAAACTTTCTTCAATTATGCCTGATACTTTTTCTTGACTTGTTCAACCCATTGATTCCAAGTATTATCACCAAATGGTGATGATTCTGTACCATCTTCTATAATTTTATCAGTTTTGAATGTTTTACTATAATTAACTCTACTTGACCTTATCAATACTATAAAAGTCCATAAACCAAATGCCTGTAACAATGTTATTTGTGGTAATCCAAATATATCTGGAATTAACCAATTCCACATTAACCAAAATGGTAAACTAGCTAATGCACAAAATAAAAATACTCCACCAATAATTAAACTCAGTGCAAAAGTATATGATATTACAGTTAATAATAATTTACCCATTCAATACTTTCCTTTTATCTTTCTTGGGTTTATCTTTAAAGTAATCATCAATATAACATTTTCCAAAATACATTATACCTAACCAAACACTAAACATTATACCATCAAAATAACTTAACTCTTCCCATAAACTTACTACATCCATTTTACCTTCTCCATTCTATTTTAATAATGTAATTTTGGTACTTTTTTTATTATTTAATACATTGTAAACACCACTTGGTAATTCTTTAGTATTCCAAATGTATGTACCACTTAAATTAATTTCTTTTACTTTTCTACCCAGTATATTGTATATCTCTGTATGACCACTTCCGTTAATATTAACCGAACTATTTGATGGATTTGGCCATATTAAAATCTTATCAGATACTAAATAGTCTGTTGGTGTGTCGGACATTATTTTTGCGAATTGTGTTGGTGTTAATGTTTCTTCTAAGAAACTTATAGCCTGTTGTTCATTACCACCTATTACAATCTGAATTAAACCAATAACATCCATAATATTTATATTGCCATCTTGTGTTATATCACCAGCTTCTTCTGCACAAATATATGTATTCGTTTCTCCCAATATTATATCTACCAATAACAATATATCAAAAATATCTAAAGCACTATTCCCATCTACATCACCACCAACCCATATTAAATTATTACATGAATCACATAAGTCTCCATCACCATCGCCATCTATATCTTCTTGTTGTACATTATGAACATCAGGACAATTATCTACATCATCCATTATTCCATCTTGGTCTGCATCTACTATAAGATAAGACAACGCTTCATTTATCGCTGCAGTAATACCATTTGTGTTATGTCCTGCGGCCGAGTAAATAACTAATCCATCACCATCAATCACTACGTTGTGTGGTATATAACCAGCACCAAATAAAGAATAAATACCTGTATTGGAATCATCTAATAGTGGGTATGTTATTCCAAATTCATCTGCCCACTCTACACACGAGTAAGGTTGATTCCAATCAAAACCCGACCCCACCATTTCTACTGGGTCGTCTATGTATGATTGATAAATACTTTCTGTTAGCGGAGCCTCCGCTTGACAAGATGGTCACCATGACGTGAATATGTTTAACCAAGTAACTTTACCTAAACCATCCGTATTGTAATTCCAGTCACCTTCACCATTCTCACATATAGTAGTTCCAAAATTATCTACTACATCACCTACGGTATATGTTTGGGCCAATACTAAATCTGTCCAACCTAACAATACTACAATTCCTACAATCCAATATGCTGTTTTTCTAATTTTCATTTTATTTCTCCATTTAAGTTAACAAGTGTGGTTGTGCTTCAACTTGACCTGCCTTTGTAACCTCTACAAATTCTACTAAAGACCTATACTCATCAAGATTATTTGCCCCTACATACGAACAGGAACTTTTAATCCCATCTCTAATATCATGTAGAATTCTTTTAACTTTTCCTTTGTAGGGTATAACTTTGTGATTACCTTCGACATTTTTATCACTCCCCTTTGAGTCCCTACTGGCAGAACCCCTATACTTTTTAAATAATTGTTCGTTAGGCCATTGACCTTTTTTCTCTATTGTACCTGGACTTTCTTTCGTCCCCGAAAGTAATGAACCAACCATAACGGTATCAGCCCCACAACCAAGTCCTTTACATACATCCCCAACATTACGGATCCCACCATCAGCAATGACAGGAACATTATACTCATCAGCAACGGAACAAACATCAAGAAGAACACTAGCCTGAGGAAGTCCAACACCGGTTCGGATTCTCGTTTCACATAATGATCCATTACCGATTCCAACTCGGATTCCGTCCACTCCCTTTTCACAGAGAAACTTTGCACCATCTCTTGTTGCAATGTTTCCCGCGATGACTTCGATATTTGATATGTCTTTTTTGATTTCTTCAATAGCTACTCCTACATTTTTATGATGACCGTGTGCTACATCTATAAGTATCACATTACATCCGTTCCAAACTAATTCTCTTGCTCTTTCTAAATAATCTCCTGTAACTCCTACTGCTGCACATAGTGGTCGCTTAGACCAAATCTTTTCATCATGAATCGAGTTATCTGCGAAGTAAAATCTTTCTTTTAAATCATCCCAATCCGATTTTGTTGGTGGACTATTCCAATGTCTTATACTACTATCCCACCATTCTTGCCATTCAGTTTCTAATGTTCTTTCTGTACCATCTGTAATTCCTGGTATTGGTTTAAAATATTTAACCCACTCGCGATGTAATGATTTCATCATCTTAGATTGTTCTTCAATGGTATTAAATCTATGTATAACACCAACACCACCCCATTCCATCATCTCGACAGCCATATCATATTCTGTGACTGTATCCATAGGAGCAGCAATTAAGGGTATAGTTATAGTAGTGTTTTTAGTAAATCGTGTAGTAAGTTCTACATCACCTCGATGTTCAACTTCTGAATATTTTGGTATGATATTTACATCATCGTAAGTATAACACTTTTTCATTAATAACCTATTATTTGCGTATTCTTTTCAACAACCATATCCAATATAATATAGTTAATATTCCCATAATGAGTAATATCAGTTGGTCTGTTTCTGTCTGTTGATGGACCATAATCTTTCATATTAGTCATCATTCCACTCATATATAAATATCTCATAATTATATTTCTATCCTATTTTCTTGATTAGATTCTCCAGCAGTAAACTTGATATTATCGTTTACTATAGTTCTAAATAAATCTATATCCAATCCTAACTCATCAACTAAGTTAGCTAATCCTTTAGTATCCTTTGGCAAACAAGTACCACCGAATCCACCAAACTCTTTATTCACTCGTAAATAATGTCCATCACCTATTCCATGAAATAAGAACGTATCCTTAACAACATCATAGTTAGCACCAACCTCACCACATATCTTACTAAATGCATTAGCAAATGTTACTCTCATAGCTTTATAACTATTACTGAAATACTTCACCAGTTCAGCTTCAATTGGTTTCATCACGACAGTATGTGTGGGTAGTACTCCATGACATTCCTTAACACATAATTCTACTAGCGGATTATCAGTACCAATAACTAATACATTATTGTTATATATAAAATCTGATACCGCACACTTCTCACGAAGAAACTCTGGAACAAAACTTAAATTAAGTATCTCTCCATATTGTTCTTTCCAATTGGTTAGTGAACCTGGTTTGACTGTACTCTTGATACAAACAAATCCACTATACTTCAAATGATATAACTCTCGTAATACACTTTCTACTATTGTAACATCACAATCACCATTCTCAGTACTTGGTGTAGGTACTGATATATAAACAATTGGACAATCCAATACATCTTCTATATTTGTTTCTAATCGGATATCGTGAGCAATAATATTATGTCCTTGAGTTTTAAATCCCTCGGATATAGCATTACCTACAAATCCCTTACCTATTATTCCTATGTTCATTTTAATTTCCTTAATATACGGCTTTTTTACTATTAAAGTCAAGTATTATTTTAAAATACTTTTACGCCATATCGTTTAGTAAACTCCACACCATCTTGATAAGTGTTTACAATGGGTTGTCCTTTTATGTTTAGACTGGTATTGAGAACCATAGGACAACCCGTGTTTTTGTAAAATTTATTTATCAGATTGTAGAAGTTTGGATTATCATCTTTACTTACTGTCTGCACCCTTGATGTATTATCTATATGACATATAGCAGGATACTTCTCTGGATACTTACACTTCGCTACATACTGCATATACTGAGATTTCTTCACGGGCATTTCAAATATCTCGTGTGCGTGTTCCTCAAGTACTGCAGGAGCGAATGGTCGAAACTCTTGTCGTTTCTTAATTTTATTTACTTTATCTTTAATCTCGTTACCTCGTGGGTCTGCTAATAAACTTCTATTTCCAAGTGCTCGTGGACCAAACTCAGCTCGTCCATTTGCCACCCCTACTATGTTTCCTTTAAGTAGTTCATT